TGGCTGGTTTGGCGGTGCTGTTCAGTGTTTCGAGCACATTGACGGCGGTCGTCAACAACGTTTGATTACGAGCGGGACCTCGTCCTTTTTCCGTAAAAATGCGGATGATGAGGGCACCACGGGCGTTGTCCACACTGCTGGTCAGCGTAGGCTCGTTTGTAATACCGAACGTAATGTTGACCCGGACGTATTCCGTGGTCGTGTTTGCTGGAACCGCTGTGATGTTGTCAAAAAAGACAGGTACAGCCGGTACCAATGCACCAAAGGCTGACAGCAGGGGATTTTCGACGGCGGCGCGGATTGCTTGGTAGTTCATCAGCGGAAACGACCTAATTCTTTGTCCATTGTCAGTCTTACTGCTTTGTCTAAACCGCCTCCGCGAACATAATTTGCATACCAGTCTTGTGGCGCGGTAATGCGGTTAGGTCCAGTGGGCGTAGGCGCCACATTTCCTCTGTACTCGCCTGTACGCACACCACGAGTAGCTTTTTTGATCGGCTCTATTCCTGGATATTCAAACTTACCTTCTTGTATATCCATCGCTTTAAGCGCATAAGGACCATCTGGTCCTGTGGCAAAGTTTGAAATGTTAAATACGACACTACTACCTACAAGTTTTCCTAAGAACACAGCTGCTGCTTGTCGACCAGTAAAAGGTGCTGCCATAAATTTAACCGGCTGTGCTGTTCCTGGCTGTCCAGTGCCTTTTGCTGTTTGCCCTTGAGGGCCAATAATTTGCCATGAGTTGGCAAAACGACCGGTCCATACAGGTCCGGCGTACTGCAGCTCAGCAACAATAGTTTCAGCCGCTTTTATAGGTCCAATTAACGTCGCAGAAGCTGCAAAAGCATCAAGATCTTTAGTTAAATTTTCTAGTTTTCCAAATACCTTGAACGCCATTACTGGGGCCTCGCTATGAGGGTGTGCATGACAGGGTTGGTGCCGCGATAACTGGTGATGGCGATGATCTTGGCTTCGCGGGTGGCGCCGTCTTGCGTGTACTGGATGCGGTCGGCTTCAGTAGGAAAATACGTTCCAAGCTCGGCGGTGCCAATGATGACTTTTAGGTCGGTGGTTTGGTACAGACCCTCGGATTCGCGAGGGTTGAGGCGCGTGATGACGCCCTTTACCGTGACGTTGGTGTCTGAACCAGTGATTGCTCCAGTAGTTGGGTTGTAGGTGCGGGGTGTGGCGGTTTTGATGTAGGTGATGGTTTCGCCCCAGTCGTTGAGGATGGTGGCGGGAATTGGGGCGAATACGTCGTCGATGAGGCTCATGTCAACCTCGGAATAGACGGACGGCGTAGTTAGCGGCGCCGCCCATGCAGTAAGGGCCGAGGTAGGTCTGGAGCCATGGGTAGACGTCAAAAACGTTGTTGATGACGCCGCTGGTTTGTGAAGTTTTGTTGTACTTGACGCGAAGTTCGCCCAGTTCCACTTCGTCGGGAATACCAGTTGTGCCGGTGGTGCTGGTGATGGCGTCGGTGTCGTTGGCGAAGGCCCGTGCTAGTTCATAGGTAGCGACCTTGATATCATCCGGGATCAGGGTGCAGGACAGGTCGATGCCGTCAACTTTGTACTCGTCGCGGGGCCACTTCAAGGCTTGAGTTTCCGTGCAGCGGTCGCCGTAAAAACTCAGGGCATTGATCCAGCGGGTGGAGGAGATCAGGGCGCGGTTCTTTTGGTCGTCAGTTTTGTCAGTCCAAGTGGACGAATTTGGAACTGTCTCGAAATAGGTGTTGGCAGCCGCCAGCGTCACATACGAATTGGCTGAGGCCCCAGCCAGCGTTGCATCAATGGTGGCGGCCACGGCTTAATACATCCTTTGTTTGAGTCTAGCGTCAGTCTTGGATTTCCTTGTTCTGGGGGAATTGTTAAGAATTACAGCGTGATAGACCTGTATGCCGGATAGCTCCAGGTCGGCGTGGGCTTCGGCGTGTTCGCCGTAAGGGACATCAATGAAGGAGCGGAGGCTATCCTGTAATACGAAAAGCCGAACTGTTTTCATGACTGCGCGTAAAGCTGCTTCTGCTGGTGTCAGCCTAGAAGTTAAGGAGGTGGTTGCTCCAGATCCCAATAAGCCTCGGGAATGGGCTGCGGTGGCTAAAGAGATTCGACAGTTGCGGGAATCGGGTGCGACTGTGCCTGAAATCTGCGAGAGACTGGAGGTTTCGTATGTGCTGGTTAATCAGCTGATTTTGCAGTCGTACAAAATGGTCGTTGACTCAAAGTATGTGTTTGAGCGCCAAGAGAAGTTGCGGTTGGGGATTGATTGACATAAAAAAGGGGGCTCCGAAGAGCCCCTTTTGTTTGACCAGTGCCGATCAGTAGGCAGTGGTATCGAACGGGGTGTTGACCAGCAGACGGCAGATGGGCACCATTTTGGTGGTGGCGAACACGAGGTTCCAGTTGCCGATGGTGGTCAGGTTGGCGTTGGTGGGGTTGTCGGTGCCGCTGGCCCACTTGGTGCCAGTGATGTGGAAACCATAGTGGTAGTCCACAGCAAGCACATCCTGCATAGACAGGATGTTGCGGTCGGCAGCCAAGCGCAGATCCTGTTGGATGCCCTCGCTCACCACGCCAGATTTGAACAGGTACACGGGGTACTTGCGCTTGTGGGTGGCGGTGCCGCTGGCCAAGAAGGTCAGCTGATCGTCGATTACCACGCGGAGACCCGCGAAGTAGGCCACCTCAGTCTGGGTGATACCCACACCACCACCGCCCCAGGTCACGGCACCTGCGGCTGCAAGAGCAGAAGTGCTGAAGGTCAGCATCCCCACTTGCTGCAGGTAGTAAGCAACGGCGGAGTGCATGGCGATCGAGTCAAGCTCGTCACCGCGCTCGCCCAGCTTGTTCTTGGCCGACACCACATTGGCTACGTTCAGATAGTTGGTGTCGGTAGGAGACGCGCCACCGGTGGCATCCAGTTGGTTGGGGCCAAGAACGCCAGTACCAGCGATGGGACCAAACAGACCCAGCAGTTGGGATGCGAGGGTGGTGGTCTTCAGCTTGTTGATGGCGGCAGTCAGCTGGTTACGGACGTGAGCCAAAGGATCAGCGCCAGAGCCCAGTTGGCTGAGGTCGTCTGCGGCGTAGGCAAAGCCACGGTGCAGAATGGTCATAATCTGCTCGTCGGCAGTTGACTTTTGAGGAGTCAGGTAGCCGGCGCCAGAGGTGCCCCAGGCCGCCGAGGAGAGGATTTGCTCTTCGCTGGGGTTGATGGGGTCGAAGAAGGGCACGCGCACGCGGGTGCCGCCGCTACGGGCGTCCAGAGCAGCGTTGCGTTGCACGATGCCGCTTTGGATCCACTTCGATTGCTCGAAGATGCCCTCGCTGGTATAAGCGAGAAACTCAGGACGTGCGACAAGATCCGACAGAAATGTACCGCCGGAATAATTTTCAGAAACAGCAGTCATTGTGGACTCCTAATGGGTTTACGGGAGTTGCCCCACAGGGGCTATCGTGCTCCAGCCTCTGATTTCAACAGCCGGGCTTTGTCGGGATCCTTGGCGAGCATCATCATTTGTTGAGTGATGTTCCAGGAATCCTTTAGCCAGGGGTTGGTTTGGCCGGGAAGCGCGGTGGCGCGGGCACTACCCGGGACACCCATACCAGCGCGGTTCGTGGCGGCGAAATGATGCTCGTAACCACTGCCTGGATTTTTGAGGTTGGCGATATATTCGCCTACCGGAACTTCGACGCCGCCGACAACAGCCACAGGCTGTCCTTCTTTGGTGCGTAGGTTCTCCTGCAATAAACGATACAGCTGATCGGGTGCTAATGCACCAGCTTGTGACAGTTGGGCGATGGCCGAGGACTTCAGCTGCTCTTGTGTGAAACCTTGTTTGATCTGATCGACTTCGCTTTCTTTGGCGGAAAGCTGTTGCTTGAGTTCAGAAACAGTTTGCTGGGCCTCTTCCCACAAAGTTTTGTACTCGCCGGATTCGGCCAGTTTTGTGGTTTTGGCTTGTTCTTGGGCAGCGCGGATTTCGTCGAGCTGCTTCTGTAGGGTTTCGCGATTTTCGCGGTCCTTGCGGCGCTCGGCGATTAACTCTTGGTTCTTCGCACGAAGGGCTTCAAGTTGGCTGGCCAAGTCGGAACTCTCAGCCACAGGCTGGGGAACACCAGGCTCCACGGGAACTACTGGTGCGTTCTGGTCTTCAGGCACGATGTTGTACTACTTGGACAGTCTTAGTTTACAAGAAAAGAATCAGTAGGTTCCATCGTTGGTTGAGGCCGGATCGCCTTGGTCACCTCTGGGGATCGTAAAATTCAGCACGGCAGCTGCGCTCGTGCCACTGTTTGTTACTACAACACTGGAGCCGGCGCTACCTGTGTTAACAGCGCCAATCGTGATTGTTGCTGCTGTCCCGGCAGTGCCTTGCGGGCCTTGAGGGCCTGCCTCACCTGCGGGCCCAGTTGCGCCAGTGATACCTTGAAGTCCTTGCTCGCCTTGAGAACCTTGCGGGCCTGTTGCGCCCTGCACACCCGGAATACCTTGTAGACCTTGCGGGCCGGTTTCACCCTGGGATCCCTGTGCACCTGTCGCTCCTGTCGCTCCTGTAGGGCCTTGTGAACCTGCCGCTCCTGTAGGGCCTTGCGGACCTGTGGCTCCGGTGCTGCCTGTGCTGCCTGTGTTGCCCTGGGGAATTACAAAATTAAATACCGCAGCAGTGCTTGTACCCGCATTTGTAACAGTGGCGTCTGTGCCTGGCGCACCAGTTGTTACAGTGCCGATCGCAATGGTCGCACCGCTGCCGCTACCGCTTCCCGGTAAGCCGCCACCTACCGTTAAGCCTGTGAGCTGGGTGCGGGTCGCCAGTTCCACGCCGCTGCCCCAGCCTTTGTTGGTTTTGGGGCCGTAAATGGTTAACGGGTCCGTTTGGATAAACCAATCGCCTACTGTGCCCGTCGTGGCATCCGGCGGTGTCGTGCCGGAGTGGATCGTATTGAACGCCTCGACTCGTTGAGTTAGGCGCACCAGGGCTGTGACTTGAGCAAGGGTGAGCTGCTCGGTTTTGGTGGCCATTAGCGAGACAGCAGTTCAATCAGACGGTCAACGCGGTCGGGGTTCATCTCGGCGCGTTCTTTCATGTCCTCGTCGCCGGTGTTTTCGGCGGCTTCCGGTAATGCCAGTGCGTTTGTGGTGCTGGCCTCCAGTTCGTCTTCGATGCTGATGTTGTCGGGGAGGACTTCGCCCCGGCGCAGGATTTCCAGCAACATGGCATCGCTGATCTTGCCTGCTTCGTTGAGTTGACTCAGAACAGCGACGTCTTGACCGATCAGGCGGTAATAGTCGAAGTCGCGGTCGATTGTGATCTCGGGAGGTTCCATGCCCACGTACTGGGCCGCGAAGGCGAAGGCCTGGTTGAGGGCGGACTCCAGTTCTTGGCTGATGATCGATAGGACCGAGTTGGATTGGGCTTGGTCGATGCGCTTGGCCTCGGCAGACTCGGCTACAAACTTCTGGCCGAACAGTTTGGTGACGCCCAATGTGGACATCTGCTGCTCCAAGGATTGAAGTTCGGCCATTTGGGCCTCGAAACTGGTGGCGTCGGCTTGGACGTAGTACGCCTTATTGCCCGGCTGCATGGCGATGGCGTAGTTGACGCCCATCGTTGCGTTGCCGGTTGTGTCATCCCAGCCCTCAAGAACAAGAGTGGGCATCGCGGCGATGTGGAGGGCGTGGATTAGATCCGCTTGCCTTTGGTAATGCGTGATATTCAGGTTGGCGATGTCGAGCAGCGGGGGCTGGGAACGTAACATGCCCCGGCGGTTGCTGTAGATCGGCACCAGTGGGATGGTGTCGAGGCTGTAGCCGCCGCTTTCGCTGAACTCAACGACGCTTTCGCCCAGTGTGTAGAGATCGTACTTGCCGGGATAAATCACCCGCATCTGTTCGATTTGATCCTCGCCGAAGTCGTTGATCGGGCGGGTGTAATACCCGTGAATGCGGACTTGTACAAGTGGTGAGCCAGGCATCGTGCTTTCCTGGCGCCAGCCCCAGATTTGGGGGGCATCGACATGGATGAAATAGGGGCGGCGACCTTGGGCGCGTTCTTCAGCAAGATTGACCGCCCCCATTGCGGCGGGATAATCCACCAAGATTGCGC